GCAATTTGAGCTTCTAAAGTAGTAATTTTACCTGCAGCTTCAATTTCAGCTAATTTAGAATCAATAGTTTCTTTCTTTATTTTTTTAGCTTTTTTAGGAGCAGGAGTTTCTTTTTCTTCCTCCTCTTTTTCTCTAAGCATATCATTGATTACTTCATTTTGTAAAGCAGACATAGAATATGGATTACCTGTAGTAACTACTCCACCTAATGATTCTTTAACTAATGTTTTTAGTTTATCAGAATACCCACTTTCTTTATGTTTACCAGATACTTCTTCACTTTTCATTTCTTCGAGGCCAAGACCTTCTACCCCGAACATAGCGTTTTTCTTGTAATACAATTGATCTTTAGATAAATTTTTAGCTACAATTTCTTTAATTTCTTCAATTGATTTATCTGGGTTTTGTTTTGCTTCAAAATAAATACCTTTTTGTACTTCAGATCCAATTTGGTTATCTAATGATTTAACATCAGTATAATCGTAAGCAGCAGTTTCAGCTTCTTCTACTTCTTTGGTTGCTTTTTTCTCTACTACTTTAGCTTCTTCTGCTAAAAAGTCAGCAAATTTAGTTTCCCAATTTTGTTTTTCACGAGCCTCAATAGTGTTAATAGGTTGAAGACCAACTACTCCTCCTAATTCTTCAGCAATTACACTTCTGTTTTTTAAAATCTTAGTTGTTTCTTCAAACGTAGCGGCGTTTGTGATCATGTTTGGAAATTTAGCTTTAGCCTCTTTAAGGAAAGTTTCTTTGCTTCCTTTTCCTTTTTTAATTAAATTGTACTGCTCTTGTAAAGTTTTCATATTATTGGTCTTGAGTGAGTAATTCTTCTATATCGTTAAAATAATCATTTATCATATCTGTACCATAAACTACTGAATAACTCTTAGGGTTTTCTCTATAATACCTTTGAGTTGATAATTTACCTTGACGTAATTTTTTACGTAAAGTATCTAATCTTCTTTCTAACTCGTCAAAATCCTGAATACGTTGTTGTTGAAATACTTCAACATCGTTTTCAGCCTCAGTTAGTTTATATTTATACATATTATCCCCTTCCATTATCTTTTTATAGTCTATAACTTTTGATTTCCTATTTGGTATAGATGGTGCGGGTTTGTAGCCTAATTTATAAGCATATTTAGTAGCTCTGTTAGCTTTCTTTTTACTTTTATTAAAAGCGTATGGAGTAGCATATTGAGCCCCAGTACCAGGGGTAAATGTAGCACCACCTGAATTGGTAGTAGACATTTCTTCTAATTCCTCTTCATTGGTTTGGAATTTTTTATAGGCATCTGGGTAGTTTTTTCTGATGTGGGTACGATATCTATTAAATTCTGCTTTAATTTTAGCAGCTATATCGTCTACTGTAGTATCATCAGTTTTTTGGTCTAGTTGAGCAATTGCTCTTCTTAGTTCATCAAATTCTTTATATACAGAATCGAAAGCAGGAACATATTCTATATCCCAAGAAATAGTTCCAGTTTCAGGGTCAATGTCTTTGACTGTGGATTTTATTCCTTTTTCAATATCAACATCGCCTACCTTTCTTTCAGGTAATTTGTATTTATACTTTGCCATTTGCTACCTTAATCTCTTTAATTAGTTCATAATATTGTAACAAATCAACTAAATTGTCATTTGAAACTTTATCATTTTTATCTAATTCAGTAAGGAATTTAGAGATTTCTTGTACTTTTACTTGGGTAGCTTTATCAGTAATAGTTTTAGATTCGTTACTTAAAACTAATTTTAACTCATTAATTTTAGTATTATAAAATTCTCTTAATTTGGGGGTTGAATCGATAGAATTAATAAATTCTTTTAATACTTGTTTTTGTTCGTTTGATAAATCTTGATATTTGGAGTTAAATTTTTCTAAAAGTACTTTATAAGTAAGAATTCTTAAATCTTTATCATAAGTTTGGAATTCATTTAGTACATTTTCTTTAACTTCCTTAACTTCAACATCTTGTTTAGTCAAGTATTCTAATAATGTTACTTTATTATCAACTATTTGGTCAGTGTTAGTTACCTCCTTAGTATTATACCCTTCAATTAAAGTATATAAAGCAGCTAATTCTTTATAGTTTTTAATTTTGGTACCAAAAAAGTTATCTAAATTATAGTGATTTTTAATTTCAGCAATTAAATTGTATTTTTGCTTTCTTACAGAAGTACGATTTAGTTTTTTAGAAGTCTCTAAAATAGTACTAATAGTTGCATTAGCCTTATGCTCTGTTACAATTTTAGATTTTAAAACTGATTCATATAGTTTATATTCGACCCCTAATTCGCTTTTAACAAAATATTTTTTAATTAAATCAATAGCAGGGGAATCAGTACCTTTTAGGGTATCTGCTGTAGCTTGGCGTACTAGTAACTCAAACAGAATACCTGTATTTTTGTACTTTGAGTGTTTAATTTTCATCAAAAAATATATTTATTTATAAATATGTAGAGGATATTACTCTTTTAATTGTTTTTCATCTAATAGAGCTTCACCTTTTTGATCTTCCTCAAAAACTAAGCGTTTTTTTGGTATTTTCTTAAACATATCTTTGTTTTGCAAATAAACACTTTGGGCTGATTCTAAAGCAATAGCATTTCTATTAGTGTCTGTTCTACTATCCGCAGAATCATTTTTATCGGTATCTTTCATACGTTTAACACCTAATCTATCTTTACCGAAGTTACTATCTTGTGTTCCAATTTTAGAAATAGAATCTTTAGGACGTCCTACAGGATCATTTTCATTATACCCGTCTGGTACATTGCCTGGGTCAGAGTACATTCTTCCTTTACCATATAGGGAGGCTAAATCATGAGGTGTACCATATGATTTACCTGTTTCAATTGGGTCATTACCTTCTTCTTGAATTTGGTTTAATCTAAAGTTGCGTTTAGCATCTTCTCTAATTAAATCTCTATATTCATCGTATTGATCTTCACTTAGATTATAGATATTATCATAAATCCAATCAGTAGGAACAATTTTTTGTTCTAATAGTGCTGAGGATAATTCTGCTTTAGATTTTAACAATTCTACTTTTTCTTGTTCAAATATAATTGAAGGTGTAGTTAGTGATAATTCAAAGTTGGTTAAACTTTCATCTGTATAACCTTGGGTATATAAATGAACTAATGCAATTTTATTTAATTCAGATAGAATAATACGTTGGATACGTTCTACTGTTCTTGCAAATCTGATGTCTTCAGCCGCTAATGTAGCTTTACCTTCTACATCTTCTTCATAACCCATAAAGGCTTTAGGTACTTTTAAAGCAGCAAATAATTTTTCTCTTAAATATTCTACATCTCTAATACCATCATAATCTAAACCTTTAGTAGTTTCAATTTTAGTTGTAGTATCATTTCCACGAATTGGAATATAAAAATCTTCCATCATGTTTTGCATGTTATACTTTAAGTTATATTCACCAGTTCGTTGATCAATATAAGGAGTACGTTTCATGTTTGAGATAGTTTTTTGCATAAACGCATCTACCTCATTTGGTGGAATAGATCCTACATTAATATAATGGATTCGTTTTTCTGGGGCGCGAGCAATTCTATGAATTAACATTGCATCCTCCATCAATGTATATTGTTTAAATAATTTACGAGCTGGTTCTAAATATGCTCTACCATAAGGTAAATAGTTAGTATCAGCTAGTAATCTAAAGTGAGCCATTTCATAGTTGTCAAAATGTATACCACTATCTTGTTGACGCTGGTTTGGCATGCTATACATTCCTGAACTTGGGTTAGCTAGACCTTCTGGGGAGTATAAAAAACGAACATCAGATGGGTTTTCTGGGTTGTATCCTTCTTCTCTTGAAATGTGGTAAGGTGTGTAAGGTATTACATTATATACCCCAAATTTTTCTGCAATTTCTAGTTTTAAGAAGAAATCACCATATTTACACATTTGGCGAATCCAAGACCATAAATTAAATTCGACATTTAATACATCATAGAATAAATTATAAAGTATTTTTTGTATATCTTCGTTTGCACTTCTAATTTGAAGCACTTCACCCATGTCATTTTTTAGGGTAGATTCATCTGCTATAATATCTAAAGCTGAGGCAATAATAGCATCTTGATCCATTGTATCATACTCTGAGTATAATTGTGGTCTCAAGTATTGGTAGTTCATATTGAACTGCTGGCCATAGAGTGAGGTTGGGTTTGTAGAATAAATTCTATTGTATCTATCTACTAGAGAATTAGTTTGTAACTCGCCTGTAGCTTGTATTTTGCTACTATCTGTTACTTTTAATTGATTTCCTCCTACATTACGGATAATTACATCAGTAGAGAATAATCTTTGTAGTCTTGAAAATATGCCTTTATCAGCCATTGTATATAATTATTATTATAAATATTTACCTAATTAACCAGCTAATGTCTTCTTTACCACGAGTTGTATCTACATGATAAGGATTATCAGCCCCCCTAGAGAAATATGCTCCTTGATATGCTGTTCTATTAACTGACATATTATTTAATGCTTGTTTCGTTAAATCTATGCCCCTTTGTCTATATTTCAAAGCTGTATCTCGAATATACATGGCTATTCCAAAGGCCATTACTAAATCATCGTTATACCCTTGTTGAGCTTCCGGTCTTCCATTGCGCCAGATAAATGTTTTCATTTCTTCTATCAATCGTTTTGATTGAATAGTTACACCTTTATCACTAATATATTCTTGGAATTTACCTACTACCATAGGTCTAGTTCTAGATGACATTGTAAAACCAGCTGTCATTCTAGAGTGATCTTGGTATTTGTCAAAATATGAATCTACATTAGATTCAGTTTTAGGTGAATAGTATAAATTGGGGTAATTTCTATCTATAGCAGCTTGTATAGTAGCCCACCCAATATTAGCATTTTCAATTACAAGTAATGCCTCGTTATATTCTGAGGCTATTCCTACTAGTAAGTGGCCATATTCTTTAGTACCTATTTGTCCTTTATATTCGGCTACTTGTACATTACTCTCTACATCTATAACATGAAATGCCGAATAATCTTTTCCATCACCTCTAGCTACGTCAGCTACTACTATATAATCTCTTGAGTAATCAGGTGATTCCCAAACCCATAGATTTTTATCTGCTCCACGTCTTTCTATTGGGTCTTTAGTATATGATTTTTCGTAAAATTCTATATATTCAGGATAAAATACAATATCACCAGAAGTACTAAAATCGCAGTCACATTCTTGAGCTGCCATTCTAGGATCACCTAATAATTCATCTTGTTTGTCTCTCCAAGCTTGGTCTCGCTCTGGATGGACAAACCAAGGTAATCTGATGGGTAAAAAGTCATTTTCATTATTTTCAGCTCGAACCCATGTTTGGTGAAACCAGTTACCAGTACCATAGGGGGTAGATAGGGCTATACACCCCCCTCCAGTTGCTAAAGTTTGTTGTGCTGAGGCCCATATCTCACCAATATTATCAATAAAAGCGGCCTCATCAATTAATAGCAAAGATACTGCTTCGGATCTACCGGCATCTGAACTTGCTGAAGTGGCTTTAATTTGTGATCCGTTGGTTAAACGTAGGTTAAGTTTGTTGTTTTCGGCTGCATCTACTTTAAGCCAGGA